ACTATAGACTTTGGTACTGCGGTTGCATCAACTTCTACAAATGATTTTATTTTTCATTATGGTACAGGACTTATTACAACCCCTGCTGATGATACAGTTTCTACAGCTAAAATATCTTCAAATGCTGTAACAGGTGCAAAATTAAATAATGATATTATTTCAGCACAAACTGAATTAAGTTCTGCTCCAGCAGATACAGATGAGTTTTTAATTAGTGATGCTGGTACAATTAAAAGAATAGATTTTTCATTAATTAAAGGTGGAGCAAGTGATTTCTTTTTAGCAGCTAAAACTTCTGCTCAAAGTATTTCAAATAATACTAATACTAAAGTAACTTTTGATAGCGAAGATTTTGATACAGGAAGTGATTTTGCTTCTAGCACATATACTGCACCTTCTGCAGGTAAATATTTTTTTTATACTAAATTATTAAGTGATTGTACATCTGGTGAAACAGTTAAAATATTTTTCTTTAAAAATGGATCACAATTTGTTGAACATAGAAATACAACGCATGGATCAAATAGAAGAACATTCTCAATGTCTGCAATTTTAGATTTATCAGCAAGTGATACTATTGAAGTATATAAATTTCAAGATGGTGGTTCAGCAAGAAATATTGATGGTGATAGTAACAGATCAACTTTTTTTATGGGTTGTAAATTAGGATAAAATTATGGCAACATTATATACAAAAATTAAATTATATTTAGAAGCAAACTCAAAGACTTGGGATGATGATAATATTGTTTTAGAAAATAATGGAGATGGTGATTATATTAAAACATGGAATGTAACTGGATTAGATAAACCTAGTGATGAACAATTAACATCGTATGAAACTGCTGCAAATACTGAAGAAACAAATTTACAAACTGAAGAAGCAAATAAAGAAACTAAAAAAGCATCTGGTAAACAAAAACTATTAGACTTGGGTTTAACCGAAGAAGAAGTTAAAGCATTGATAGGAGTTTAATCCTATGGCTTTGACAAAAATATCTAATCAATCTTTATCTAGTATTTCATCTTTACCTGCAGCAATACCTACTGGTGCATTAACATTGCTTAGTACACAAACAGCTAGTAGCAGTGCATCTATTAGTTTTACATCTGGACTTGATAGCACATATAATAGTTATATTTTTAAATTTATTAATATGCATCCAGCAACAGATAATGCTAATTTTAGTTTTCAAGCAGACACAGGAACAAACACAAATTACAATCAAACTATTACATCATCATATTTTGCAGCTTATCAAACTGAAGATGGATCTACCGCAGCATTACAATATGTAACTGCACAAGATCAATCACAAGGTACAGGATTTCAAACTTTAGTAGATGCAGTAGGAAATGGTAATGATGAAAGTTGCTCTGGAACAATTCAATTCTTTAACCCTGCAAATACCTCATTTGTCAAACATTTTATAGCAAGATCACATGGTTATAATGGTAGTGATTATTCAACAGATTTATTTTGTGCTGGTTATATTAATACAACTACTGCTATCACAAGAGTTCAGTTTAAATTTTCATCAGGAAATATGGATAGCGGTGTCATCAAACTTTATGGAGTTGGATAATGGCAATTATTAAACATGGCAATAATGCTCTAGCAAATATCACTGCATTTCCAAGTGCAGTATCAACTGGTAAGCCTGTATTAATATCAACTGCTACAGCTTCTAGTTCAGCATCAATAGAGTTTACAAGTGGAATTGATAGTACCTATGATATTTACTATTGGGAATTTATTGATTGCCATCCAGCTACAAACTCAACTCTTTTAACATTTACGGCAAGCACAGATGGTGGTTCAAGTTATGGTTTAACAAAAACTTCTACTGCTTTTATTGCATACAATGCCGAAAGTTTTGTACAAGCAGCAGTAGGATATAATACCAGTGTAGATTTAGCACAAAGTACAAGTCCACAAAATTTATCAACGAATGTAAGTAATGCAAGTGATGGAAATGTTAGCGGTTCTTTTTATTTATTCAACCCATCAAGCACAGTCTTTGTTAAACATTATATAATAAGATCAAGTCTTAATAATGGTAGTTATGCTCAAGATGAACATTTTGCTGGATATATAAATAATACAAGTGCAGTTGATGCAATAAAATTTTCTTTTTCATCAGGTAATATAGATGCTGGAACAATTAAAATGTATGGGATAAGTGCATGAGTATTATAAAATTAAGTAATAATGCGTTAAGTGGTTTAACTAGCTTTACTGGTTCTGCTAGTCTTGGTGATATGGTATTCATATCATCTGCCACTGCATCAGATACTGCTAGTATAGAGTTTGATTTAAGCACATACAAAGAATATAGATTTTTTTTTATTAATATTGATCCAGCTACAAACAATGCAAGATTGATGTTTAATCTAAGTACAGATAATGGATCAAATTATAACGTAACAAAAACAACATCATTTTTTGATGCTTATCATGGTGAAAATGGAGCAGGAGGTGTATTAAGATATGTTACTGCTGGTGATCTTGCACAAAGTACATCAGACCAAAGAATTACAGATCAAATTGGTAATACAGATGGTGCTGGTGCTGCAATGATGTCATTGTTTGATCCTTCAAATACTACGTTTGTAAAACATTTTTTAACAGTTGGCGTTCAAGCAAACGGAGATACTTCTCCAACTTTTTGTGTAACTGAACGCTGTGGAGGTTATGCTAATACAACAAGTGCATTAACCAATATAATATTTCGCATGGATAGTGGAAATATTGCAAATGGTAAGATATTGATGTTCGGATTAAACTAATATAACATGGAGAAATTATGGCACACAAAATAGTAAATGGACAACAGGTAGAACTCACAGCAGATGAGATTGCTGCGATAGCTGCACAAGAACAAGCATGGAATGATGGTGCTTTTGATAGAGCTATGGCAGATTTAAGGCAACGTAGAAATCAACTATTAGCTGAAACAGATTACCTAGCTTTATCTGACAATACACTATCTGCTGAAATGACAACATACAGACAAGAGCTAAGAGATATAACTAATGGATTAACTACAGTTGAAGATGTTAATGCTGTGGTATTCCCAACTAAACCTGAATAATTATGGATAAATCTGCAATAGAAGTAAAACTAGAATTTATCTGCAGAGAGATCAGAGATCTTAAAGAAGAGCAAAAGAAAATCAAAGAGGATTTGAATAAAGGTAAGGGTGCAGTATGGATTCTTATCTTTCTTGCAGGTATCATCACTGCAGTATTGCAGTATTTTGATTAAACATCCACATCTAGTAGGCTAACATTTACATTGTACTAAATATAGTTATACAACTATAAGTACATGAATGTAAAACACAGGAAAGGTATTATATCTCAGCTTCTTGCACAGTCTTATCTGGCAAAACAAGATGATATTATTGTATTTACACCCCTTGATGGGTTAGGTCCTATTGACATTATTACCTATAATATTAAAACTAAGGAGTATAGGAAATATGATGTTAAAACTGTATCACTTAGACAGCAACAATCACACCGCTGTAGACCTGGCACAAGAATCAATCGCTCACCTACACAACAACAAAAAGATTTAGATGTAGAAATATTATATGTAACTGAACAAGGAGAAATTTACCAAGTTCCAAAACGTAAATTTAAAAACAAATGAAACTTACAGAAAACTTTAACTTAAATGAACTCACTAAATCTCAGGTTGCCGAGAGAAAAGGAATACCCAATAATCCATCCAGTGACCATATTGATGCGTTAAAAAAATTATGTGAGTCTGTACTTCAACCTTTGCGTAACCACTATGAAAGTCCAGTCATTATTACTTCAGGTTATCGCAGTGCAGAATTATGTATGGCTATTGGATCAAATGGATTAACATCACAACACGCAAAGGGTCAAGCAGCAGACCTTGAAATTATTGGCGTTTCCAATTATGATACTGCATTATGGATTAAAAATAATCTTGACTTTGACCAACTCATTTTAGAGTTCTGGAAAGGTGAAGATGAACCCAATAGTGGGTGGATTCATGTGTCGTATGTCGGCAAGAAAAACAGAAAACAAAGTCTCAGAGCATTTAGAGACGAAAATGGGAAAGTAAATTATAAACCTTGGTAATATGTGGTTAAGTGCAATAAAATTAGCAGCTCAAGCAGGTAGTCATATCTATAAGAATAGACAAAAGACAAAGATGCTTATGGCAGATGCTCAGATGAGACACGCTGAGAAAATGGCGAATGGTGAGGCGGAGTATCAAGGTAAACTTTTAGAAGCAAGACAATCAGACTGGAAAGACGAGTTCATCTTGATTTTACTTTCAGTGCCAATCGTAATGCTAGGCTTTGCGGTGTGGTCAGATGACCCAACACACATGGAGAAAATGAAATTGTTTTTTGAGTATTTTTCACAGCTTCCCTTTTGGTACCAAACCATTTTTGTGGGTGTGATTGCATCTGTCTATGGACTGAAAGCTACTGATCTGATAAAGCGTAAGTAATGAGTAATCAAATCGCAAAAATGTTTAGTAAAACATTTGGTACAAAGATTACTTTAAAATCACAGCAAGGATTAGGTTATGGCACGAAAAGTAAAAGAGTACGCACCGTTAGAAAGAAAAAGAATAAAAAGACCAGGACGACATAGTAAATCGCCAAACAAATCCTTTAAATTACAGAATAAAAAATACAACAAGCAAGGTAGAGTATGAATTGTATTATTTGTATGCACAAAGTTAAAAAAGCTATAGCCAGAATATTACTTCCCAGAGTCTCAAAATGGGAGAATAAATTATGGAGAATTTTATATCAAAGACCCAGACGTTATTGTAAATGTATTACCGATAAAGAATTTTTAGATCATGTTAAAAACAACTTTCCAAATAAGGACCAGTTTAAATGATTGATATGTTGTTATTTTTAGCGACTTTGATTATCTTTTTAGATTATATGCAAAAATCATTTGTTGCCAAAGACCCAGAAGATCCAGAAACAAAACGATGGATAAGAGAGATAGAAGCTGATAAAAGAAAAGAGGAGTTCTTTAATGAAGATAAGTGACCAGACATCTATTGCTATGCCAATGCGAAATCTTATCAGCATTATTATTGTTATTGCTGTAGGGGTGTGGGGTTATTTTGGTATTGTAGAAAGATTAAATAATCTTGAAACATCTAAACAGTTAATGGAAGCTGATTTGTTAAAGAAAGCAGAACAAACACCTAAAAATTTAGAGATGTTAATGTTAATAGAAATGAATGCAAAGATAATAGAAAAGCATCAAAAACAGTTAGATGAAAATATCCACACTAAAGTGTTGCTTATGGAAGCTGATAAAAAAATAAATAAACTACAAGAAGATGTGGAAAAGTTAATAAGAAAGAATGGGGGTCATTGATGGTAGAGATCATGGCATTACTCATGTTTATAGGTGAACCTCAACAACTTAAAGAAATGACCTATATGCCAACTGTATCTGAGTGTTTGAAAAAGAAAAGAATAGCCACTAGAAATAGTGGATCAAGGGTGGTATATATGTGTTCAAGAGTAAAAGCTGAATTGTCAAAAGACAATAAAATATTAAGGATAGAAAAAATAAAATGAAATGTATATTTAAAATATTTAAAAAGTTTTGTTTACTTTTTAAATTTTGCAGATGCAATAAAGAAAAGTAATCATGGCAATCACATACCGAGGTGAAAAGTTTTCAGGTTACAACAAACCTAAGAACGCAAGAACCAAGACTAAAAAGTTTGCGGTTCTGGCAAAGGTAGGAAACCGAGTCAAACTTATTCGTTATGGAGATGCTAATATGACCATCAAAAAATCATCACCTGCAAGACGGAAATCATTTAGAGCAAGACATCGCTGTGCAACTGCAACGAATAAATTGACTGCGAGATATTGGTCTTGTAAAAAGTGGTAAGTGCCACGCAAAAAACAACAAAGAATATTTGTATACAGTTGTGATTATTGTGGTACAAAACATGAGAATATAAATTGCGGTAGCGATTATATTATTTATGCAAGTGGTCATCGGTTTTGTAGAAAACCAGATTGTTGGTCACTTTATATGAAACAAAAGAAGGAGGAAGAAAATGCCAGGACATTACGGAATGAAGAAAAAAGGAAAAGGATCTATGGGAAAAGGATCTTCAATGAAAAAGAAAAAGAAGAAAGGCAAAAAGTAATTTCTAAGTTAGATCAATACTTAGATTACTTGAAAGGAAATCATGCCAAAGAAAAAAGGTAAAAAAAAATATACTGCAAAGCAGATGAAGATAGCTCGTGTTGCAGAACCTAGAAATAAAATAACAAGAGCAGACTTTGTTAAACTAAGACAAGGTAAAAAAAGATAATGGCTAAACTTTGTGCAAAAGGTAAAGCTGCTGCTAAAAGAAAATTTAAAGTCTATCCCAGTGCGTATGCAAATATGTACGCTGCTGGGGTATGTAGTGGTAGAATAAAACCAAAACGTAAAAAGAAAAAATAATGTCAAAAGGTTTACGATCATGGGTCAGAGCCAACTGGGTAGATATTGCTAACCCAAAAAAAGGTGGTGGCTTTCCCAAGTGTGGTCGTAGTAGTGGTGAGAAAAGAAGAAACTATCCTAAGTGTGTTCCTTTAGCCAAAGCTAGAGCGATGTCTCCAAGTCAAAGAGCTGCTGCAGTACGAAGAAAAAAAACAGCAGAGAGAAAAACACGCAGAGGTAAAAAACCTAATTACGCAAGAACATAATTAGTATATAGATTTGTGAATGAAATCGTTTTTTTTATTCGCAATGATTTGCTTTGCTGATCCTGAAGCACCTCGTGGTATTACCTGCATAGACTTTCAAGAGAATGATACCAAAATTTATAACTCACCTAAAGCGTGTTATGATGCAGCAACTAAACTTGGTGATGAATTTAAGATACAATTTAGCACTAACAAAATTAGAATATTAGAATTAATTATCTGGTGTGTAAATGCCAGAGGTGAGATTGTTTAAAGAGCTTTCAGTTCTACTTCTAAATCTTTGTATAGCTTTTCATAGTGCTGCCAAGTCACATTGTGTACACTCCAAAATCTTCTGCGGTCAAACTTCATTCTCAAATGATGTAAGATTGTGGTGTGATCTCTACCTCCAAGGATTCTACCAATCTCAGGTAAAGACAAAGGTGTGAGTTCTCTAATTAAATTAATAATTACAGATCTAACTTCTGCATATTCTTTTAATCTTCTTGGTGAAACAATCTCTTCATGAGTTCGGTTATAATAACGTAACACTTTGTTATAAATATAATCGGCTTGTCGGTTTGCAGTTTTGTAAACAGTTGTTCTAGTATGTTGATTAGGTGTTTTACCTTTAGCGACATAAACAAACTTTGTAATGGTTTTAGATTTGATGGTGTGTTCTTGACCTAGTTTATATCCAGTCATAAATGCAGACTGATGAATATGTCGTTCTCGTTCAGTTAAGTTTTCATAAGCAGATATGTTTATCTTATAATTATATTCATCTAATAAATTTTGATTTGTATTTTGAGACATAGAACCCTTCTCTGTTTGCACAGCTTTTAGTTGTTTTATATGTAATTACTGTTTATGCAGTAACTTGTTCACGAAGTCTTTGAGCTTTGAATACAAGCGATTTATATTCTGCTTTATCTTCTCTGCTTTTTTGCAAATGCAGAATATGTCTTTCATATTTTTTCCTCGCTTGATCCTCCAGCTTTTGGATCTTCTGTATGACTTTTATCATCTTCTCTCCTCACTGTTGTAAAGTCAATCTTTACTTCACCGACTTTTACTTCTACCGATAAAGGATCTTTATTATCAGCAGCATTCTCTACGGAACTGAACTTTTGTTCTCTAACAAAATTACAACTTCCGCTATCTCTTTTTATATATGATTTTGACATGATGTCTAGTCCTCTTTATGTAAATCTCTTGCCATGTCTAAATAAATACTTGCATCTAGGTAGGTGTCTGCTTTATACTTTCGGGTCGTTCTTAACATCTTTAACATCACCATCATGTTTGCTGCTTCGTAAGGTTTGACATCTGATTTTAATTTATCTTTTAATATAACGGACCAAAGAAAAGCAATCAATCCCATATTCTCTTTGTAATCCCCATACTCCTTATCTTTTTGCTCTCGGAGTTTCTTCTTAATTTCTTTTTCTAAATCTATTGTATTCATATTGTTTTAGCGAAACAGGCAGGAGCAAAACAACTAGAAAGGTTTAGTCCGAAAGGAACGGCTTTGTGAGCCATGACTAAAATCCCCCGCCTGTTTCATTATAGATACTTATATTACTAGGTTAGTATCTATAGTTTGGTTTATTACCAAAATTTCCTCTCTTTTGAAAGTTGTTTCCTCCAAAAGATTTTTGTTGGTAATTAGGTCTGGTATTACCCGCAGCTTTACCACTACCTTCATTCGGCGTAAGTATCACTGTGATCCCCCCGTTAGGCTCACCTGTCTCCATATCTGCAGACTCAAAGGCGGCTTGGTTATACCATGTCTCACCAATTTTTGTTCCTATTGTCCAGTTTTTATCTGGATACTTAGGATTTTTTGGTGCAACAAAAGCTGGTTGATTATCACCCGCTTGTTTTTTTGGATTAGGCATAAGATTAATATATATTTTATCTGCCATGTTTCTCCTTAGTTGTTGTGAACAGGTGTATTTGTAAAATTATCTTCCTGTTCTAATTGGAACTCACGAGTCTCTATAACATCTGTAACCTCTTTATAAAGTCGTGGTTCATTTTTAAGAAGATAGTCAATCGTATCTTTATGTACGACATCTTTTAGATATTTTAATCTTGGTAGATGGATAGCTTTTTTAAAACTATCTTTGACTTCTTCAACATCCACATCATCATTAAGCTGTGATGTGTCTTTGGACATCTCACGAATATCTAAACCTAATTCATCATATTCTTCTTTTGATGTTAGATCATCATCCAATATCCCTAAGTATGTCAAAGCTCGTGTGAAAGCAAAGGTCGTAGCAATATCAAAGTAACCTGCTTTATCTCGGTATTGTTTAGAATAACCTTCGCTTACAATAAACTCTGGATCTTTGGTGCTGATAATACACTTCATAATCAAAGCACGATCAGAATGCTCCATGATCTTAAATTGTACTCCATAGTCTGATCCAAAGACTTGTCTAAAATATTTTATCTTTGACCATGCAGATACAGTATGCTGACCATTTTTATTAAGATACACCCCATCATCTCTGCATAAAGCCATGACTTGTTTTATTTTATCTCTCATTTTCTACTACTCCTTTCTCTTGTAATAATTGTAATGCTCTTTCTCCCACAGTAATTCTTTCATTTTCTAGCACGATTAAGATTGTAACAAAGGTTGCTAACATTAGACCGATTAAAGTCCAATTCACAATTCTAAAAAACTTTGCCAGTTTAGTTTGTCTTACTAATTCATGCTTTAATTGAAACACATCTACGCTGTGTTCATCCTTTCTTTTCTGGTGCATAACCCTCCTTATTGTTGGTTCATCCATGTTGTTTTGGCGTGGAGAACATAGGCATTAAACAAAAGGATATACGAAAACATCCTACATCCTCCACACTTTTTTTATTTCTTCTAATTGGCTCGGAATAATATCCGAGTAGTAGAAGCTCTTGAAGTCAGGTGGTTCTACTAACTGACTAATCTTGTTCATATCTGCTTCTGTTATCTCTAACAGATTTTGTATAATGAATGCTTTGTTAATCATTTGATCGTAATAATATTGTAGTTGAGGTATCTCTGGTTTAAATATTTTATACTCTTCATGGTTTACATAAACCAGATAAGGTATCTTTTGTGTACACTGCCAATAGAATGCAAGTTGTTTCAAGTGTGCTTCATCTGGTTCTTCTGGAAGTTTTTGTTTGTAACATGATAAACCATTTTTTGTTTGTCTAAAATTTACAGGTTTGGTTTTCAGTTCCATAATTTTATCTTCACTTTCATAATCTATCCTGCCAAGTATATCTAAGATCAAACCTTTGGGTGTGTCATACACATATCGTTCTGCTACTGTTTCTTGTTTATTAAATATTTCTTTGACTGCGTTTACAATTTGATTTGCTGTAGGTTCTATGTACTGCTTCATTTCTTTTCTACATAGTGCATCTCGTTCATCTCTTGGTTCTATTTGATCTATGATTTCAATCTCTCTTAGTATATTATCTTTCAGTTTTTTTGATGATGGCGTTATCTTTTTACCTGCATCAAAAATATATTTACAAAGATGTCTTTGTACTGGATTGTTACACGCATTACCAAAATGTGCTTTATACCCTGATAGCTGCAATCTTCTTTGTTCTTGTGTAAACATGAGATAATTAATAAAAAATTTTGGCAAAGGAATTGCAAGGGATGACGGAGATAAATGGTCATAACCTTTACCACCATTCATGGCTTGTCGTATTTTGTTTGCTAATGCTTCATTCATAGTTGTTTTCCCACAGTGTATAATTGAATTAAGACTTGAAGTCAATCTCTTTTTTTGATATATCTCAATAAATTATACACAACCAAAGGAATAAAAATGACACTTGAAGAATACAGAAATCATATTGATAAATCATACTACAGATTTGGTGCGGAAGATCTGGGTATGAGAACCATCAACCCAGGTTGTATGACCCAACGATGGTGCTTGACGGGTGATCCTAAATACTGGACTTTGCCTAATGAAGATATGCTAATTAAGATACAGGATGAAGTAACAAATGGAAAAGTCACCATAGAAGAAATGGTGAGAGAGTTAGCCAGAAAGAAAAAAGAAGTTAAAAAAAAGAAAGGTAAAAATGTTTAATGAAAGATTTAATCCGACACCTGTTATCATTGAATGGTTTGACATCAACGCTTCGGATGGGGGTTGGCACAGCGAAGAGGATATTAAAAAACATCAAACTGCAAAGTGCATTGACTTGTGTTTTATCTATAGCCAGAATGACGAGCGTGTTATTACTTTCTCTTCTTATAACCTGCACGATGATGGTTCAGTGGAGTATGGATTTATTACAGCGATACCTACAGGTTGCATACGAAAGATTACAAAACTATGAGCGAAGATAGAGGCGAACTAGATTTAACTAGACAGATTGATGATCTAAGTATCAGACTAGAACAATATAATAAAACATTAGAGATTATGAATGAAGAGAATGCTAACTTAAAAGTTATCATATCACAATTACAAGAAGAAAAATTAGAATTGCAAAAACAAATCCATGATCTCCAATACCAAAGAAACGTGAGAGACTATGCGATACGCAAAACATTTTCATAAAGATTTATATTCTAAACGACACCGAGACTTTGATGGGATTGCTATGGTGGATATTGATAGTGTTGAAATCTGTTTAAACAAGGGTTGTTGGCAACCACTGGCATTGGTAGAGACTGTGTATGATACAGGTAATTATGTCAAATATACTACTGTTACTGAGTATATCGCTAATAAGCTCCATATACCCGCTTTTTTAGTGTTTTATCAAAAAGGGTTAGGCAGTAGTCTATTTTACAAGATCAGGCAAATATCACCCTTTAAAAGCCGTTTAAGGGACGTTTCTGAGAGGGTTTGGATTGAGTATCTGCGTAAGCTACAAAGACAGCATCAACCTTACTGTAAACATGGCAAAAAATAGTCAGAATTATGACAGATCAAGATCGTTTTTGCTTATCACTTATAAGTTATATGGACATCTATCTAAGTTAAAAGGTCAGGCAAAAGGAAACGCAATCAACGTATATCTTGCTTTGATGAAGTATGCGTGGAAGTCTAAGGGTTATAGATGTGGCGTGAGGTATTCAACCCTTGCCACTGATACAGGATTGAGCCACCGCACAACCAGACGTACCATTCAATCCCTTGCCAAGCTGAATGTGATTACAATTAAACGCCTGAGATCTGCTAATGAGTACACAATTAACCCTATCTTTATTAAAAGTGAAAGGTCTAAATTGGACAGTCTAGGGGTCTTAAATGGACAGTCTGATAGGTCGTATTTGGACAGTATTAATAGAAGTATTAATAACATTAATACATTAAGTAAAATAGATAAGATTATTGCTAATGGTAATGATAAAGACAGTATTGTAAGACAGTTAGCCGATACTGTAGCACTGCCAGACCTTATATCAGATAAAAGAAATATCTATTATTGTAATTTAGCAATCGCTTTGAAAAAAGAGAATGAAAAACCCAAAGTGGAATTTGATACGGGTTCGGTGTTGAAAAAACTAGCCAAGGAAAAGAACCCCCAATATCACATGAAGAAACAATATAATATTCGCAACAACATCAAGCCATGGGAAAAGTAAATGGTCGGTAGACCCATGCAAAAAATCTATTGTCAAGGTAAGTCTAGGCAAACGGGTAAACCTTGTAGATGTAAAGGTTATAGAACAGCGACTGGATTATATCTTTGTAAGTATCATGGTGGACAAAACAGATTTGCATTTAATAAACATAACTATTCTGATATAGCCAGAATTAATAAACTTAAAGGTTTAAAACAATTTAAAAAGTTTACTGATGATGAACTCAAAAAATATTACCAAGAAAAAGTCAAACCAAGAATTGATAACAACCAACCAAGCAGATATTATTTGCGAGAAACTAACAGACGGACTGACTTTAGTAGAGATTTTAGAGGACAAGCAGTATCCGTTCAGCTTGATGAAGTTTTACGCATACTTAAAAAAAAACCCAGAACTAGAAGAAAGAATAACTGAAGCTAGAAAACATGGTGTTCAGACTTTGGTTGATAAGATGCTCCGAATATATGATAGTGATAAAGTACCAGATCAATCGCTTATTTTATTTTTGAGAGACAAGCAATCATTCCTAAAATGGATTGCGGGTAAGATTACAGATATTTATTCAGATAATAAGGTTCAGAATATTAAGCAAGATACATCACTCAATATCTCATGGTCGGATGGTAGTCATATCAAAGAGATTGAGGGGATTGTTGATGAGATAGAGCAACAACCCCCCAAAGATTAATTATTTATTCTTTTATGTTTTCACTTCCACAGCTTACGCAAACTTCAGTCATTTCTGATAGTTCAAACCAACTGTAACTTTGTTCTGGGTTTTCTTGAAACTCTTTTAAAAGAGTACCTTCATCACAACCACAATCTAAACACTTCATTACGCTACCTCTTTACTCTCTATATTTTCTTTTTTCCAATTTTCAAAATGTTCTGGATCATCATCATAATTTTGATTTTCATTACCTCTATTGTCATAATGATACCAATAATATAAATTTTCCTCGGTAGCTTCACAACCTACTCCAAGTATAATTTGCTTTTTATTTTTCATTGTTTTTCCTTTCTGTTTTTATTAAAGCATATCAAATTAATATATTGATGTAAAGATATATTATTTCTTTTCAAATACCTTTCTAATTGTATCCGCATAATACCTTTGGCACTCCATAGATTAATAATTGTTTCAGCTTTTAATTGTTGTGTCATTTTTTTAATACTTCTTCCACTTCGTTTTTAAGCTGTATTAAATAATAACAATGCTCAATATCATCTTCTGTTTTACATCCGTCTTTAATCATTTCGTCTATATCATCTCTAATAAAAGACATTTCAAAAACATCTTTGAGCAGTGTTTTTAATTGTTTTATATCTTCTGTTTTTTTCATTTTAGTTTACCTTTCTTTGTTTTAATAACTTTATGATTTGTTTAATTGTCGTTTGTTTGCTGACAATTATCCCATGTTTTAAACCTAAATATCTAATGATATTAAAGTTTTTGTTTTTACCTTGATATAGTTTCATTTGTTTTTACCCTTTCTTTTAAAGTCTGTTTTTAATTGCCTTAGCTAATCTTTTATTTTCCATATTAGCTAAAATGCTATCCGTTAAATATTTTCTTGCTATTGAAGTAATACAAGTCAATTCTTTTTTTTGGTCGTGGTCTTTTTGAATTGCTCTCATTTCCTCTTTTTGTATTTCATCACCAAAGTTTACAGCGATCAACATACAATTTTCAGTATGATTATTTAACTCAGTATTTTTTTGAACAGTATTTAAAAACTCTTCAAAATAACTTCCCTCTCTTATAAACATTTTATTTCCTTTCGTTGTTTTGTGTCTGGTTTCTACTATGATTAAAAAACCATCTTTGAGTAATTCACCAGACAATGATTGTTATATATTATTTTGATACATTGTCAACACATAAAAAACCCCTGACAAAATTAATTATCAGGGGTTAAAAGGATATTTATTCTGTTTCTATTTTTTTCAACCAATCAATAGCAAATTGTTTGGCTTGGTCATAGGTTTTGACCTTAAAGTCTTTTATTGTCCAAAGTGGTGAATGATCTCTTAAATCACAGTTATCAATTGACCATAATCTAAAAGTATTTTTTCCATTCCAATCAATTTCACATCTTTCAATTGGAAAGTGGAAAGTTGTTGTTGAGTATGTAATCATTTAGTTTTATCCTTTCTTAATTGTGTATATAATTTGTTTCTATAATCGCATTCATCTATTGATGCGATTGCAAGAACTATACCCATAATTATAATTGATGCTCCAAGTGAAAGCATAATCAATATTAAAGACATTACAGACATTACTTAACCTTTCATTATTGTTTATCTCAATATAATATACAATAAAATAAAAGTCAAGCATAAAAAAACCCCCATTAAAAATTAATTTAACAGGGGTTTAAAGGGAGTTGTTTAGTAATCTAAACTTTCAGTAATTTTATCGTATTGATTTTGCCATTCATTAAAAAAATCTGTACAACGATAATCAGAAACAGTATCCGTATCATCATTAAAAGGAATAATTAAGGCGCTTCCTTTTCTGTTTCCTTGTTCATCTTTTATAGAAATAACTGTTTCGTCAGCACATTCAACGCAATCTTTTATTTCTTTAAATTTATTAGAATTGCTTAATTCAGTTTCACCCTCAACAAATACAGAAATTTTACAATTCTTGTTAAGAGCAAATTTAATTAAATTTAAATGTGCTTTTCTATATTCAACACCTTTTTTTATTACTTCTATTTGTTCATTAAGATTATTCATCTTGATGCCTTTCTTTTAGTTGTTTTAAACATAACATATACAATAATGATATATATATAAAAGTCAATACATAAAATAAAAAAAGTTTTAAATGTAATAAAGTTACAATTCTTTTATCCAACGACCCGCCACCAATTCTCACAACATGAGCATCGGAAAATATAAATAAAATGTTATTAGGTTTGATAACTTTTATTTATCACGTCTTATATATTGATATGTAACAGCTACATTTTACAGATTGCACACCCCCCTATACCCCAAAATGCGGTCGCAACTATATACGTATATATATCATGGGACTGTAGGACACCTTTAGCCAGACACACATACCCCACCCCGCTAAAACAACCCACACCTTTTCCCCTTTGCCAAGCCTACCTAAATACTATATCTGGTATAGGATGAGTGAGTTTGATACTAAAAATGTTAAATCAGTTGTTTATGTAGACCCCAAAACAAACAATGTAGTGATAAAGATCACAGGTCTACCTAATAGATTTGCGTCTATGCTTTACATGGATTGGATTATGTCAAGTTTAGAATTTGAATATCACCCAGATCAAGAACCTATATCAAGCACGATGCACTAATGCAGATTAAAATAGATTACACCCCTAGAAAACATCAGAAGTATATTCATCATAAAATAGATCAATACAGATGGTCAGTGCTGGTTTGCCATAGACGATTTGGCAAAACAGTATGTATGATTAATCATTTGATACGATCTGCGATGACATCTAAGAACAAGAACCCAAGATTTGCTTATATAGCTCCAACCTTCAAACAAGCCAAATCTATTGCATGGGATTACATGAAACAGTTTTGTGAAAAGATCGTAGGTACAAAGTTCAACGAAACAGAGCTACGTGCAGATTTACCTAATGGCTCAAGGATTACATTATTAGGATCAGAAAACTGCGATGGCTTGAGAGGTATATACCTAGATGGTTGTGTGATTGACGAATATGCAAATGTCAATGAACGATTGTTTCCAGAGATTATAAGACCAGCACTATCCGACAGAAAGGGTTACTGCGTATTTATTGGTACACCCCAAGGCATGAATAATAATTTTTATGAACTTTATCTTCATGCACAAAGTGCAGAGGATTGGTTTCAGTACAAAGCCAAAGCATCAGATACAAACATTGTAGACCCAGATGAACTAGAAAAGGCTAAGCAAGTGATGGGAGATAACAAGTTCAAGCAAGAGTTTGAATGTGATTGGATTGCAAACATTGAGGGTGCGATCTACGGAAAACAAATCGCAGAGATGGAAAACAAACGCCAGATTGCTCGTGTACCTTACGATCCTTCTTTGCCAGTCTTTACTGCATGGGATCTAGGAGTATCCGATCATACTGCAATTATCTTTTGGCAGCAATTAGGAAGAAGCATTAATGTCATAGATTACATAGAAGAACGTGGTCAAGGTTTACCTTTTTTTGTACAGCTCGTAAAAGAAAAGGATTATGTTTACCAAGATCATTATGCTCCCCATGATATAGAAGTGACTGATTTTGGCAATGGTAAGACCAGAAGAGAGGTCGCTTATCAATTAGGAATTAGGTTCAAAGTCGTACCGAAACTTCCACTAGAAGATGGAATACACGCAACCAGTATGTTGCTGCCTCGTTGCTGGATAGACGTAGATCATTGCAAAAAACTTATAGATGCGTTAAGACATTATCACAGGAAGTATATTGATAAAAACAGAATGTTTAGATCAAAGCCTGTACATGATTGGAGTTCTCATGCTTGTGATGCTATGAGGTATCTTGCTGTAGGACTACAAGAACTAAATACTAGACAATCCGCTCCACAAAGTGTAGCAGATAATGAATACAGGATTTTATAAATTATGGGATCAATCTTTTCGCCAAAAATGCCACCACTACCTCCAGTGCAACCCGCACCAGAGCCACCATCAGCAGAGCTTTCCGCTGAAGAAAAAGAAAGAATACAACAAGAACAAGCGGCAGTAGAAAGAAGAAGAAAAGGAAGAAGATCAACAATATTAACTGGACCAATGGGTATTGAAGAAGAAGCAGAAGTTGGCAGAAAAACTTTGTTAGGAGAATAGTATGGGAGGAGTAATTAGACGACCATCACCACCATCCCCACCACCAGCTCCACCGACTCCTGCACCAACTCAAGCAGAAGTTTCACAAGCAACTGCAATGGATCAAACAGGATATGGTACAGATAGAAAAACAAAACGTAGAGGAAGATCTGCAACCATACTAACTGGACCTGGAGGTGTAGAAGAACAAACAGTAACACTAGGTCGTAGAAGTTTATTAGGACAATAATGGCACAAACAGATTTAACAAAAGCATTACTGAAAAGATATGATCGTCTAAAAGCTCAAAGACAAAATTGGGAAACACATTGGCAGGAAGTTGCAGATTACATGATGCCAAGAAAAGCAGATGTTACCAAAACAAGATCAAGAGGTGATAAACGAACTGAACTTATTTTTGACAGTTCACCTTTACAAGCTGTAGAATTACTTGCAGCATCACTTCATGGAATGCTAACTAATCCATCTACTCCTTGGTTCTCTTTAAGATTTAAAGAAGAAGAAATGGAATTTGAAGATGAAGCAAAAGAATGGTTAGAGTCTGCAACTGAACAAATGTATGTTGCATTCAATAGATCAAACTTTCAACAAGAGATTTTTGAATTGTACCATGACCTGATTACCTTTGGTACGGCAGCAATGTTTATTGAAGAAGATGAAGATGATATATTAAAATTTTCAACACGACACATCAATGAAATCTATATTGCAGAAAATGATAAAGGTAGAATAGATACTGTCTTTAGAAAATTTAAAATGTCTGCAAGAGCAGCAATACAAAAGTTTGGAACAAATCCTGACTTTGAAGTTTTACAAAAAAAGAATCCATACGAAGAAGTAGATATTATTCACGCAATCTATCCAAGAGATGACTTTGATGTCAGAAAACAAGATCAAAAGAATATGCCTTTTGAATCAGTATACATGACAGGAAAAGGCGAAGAGTTATCGGTATCTGGATTTAGAGAGTTTCCATTTGTTGTGCCAAGATACTTAAAAGCATCGCATGAAATTTATGGAAGATCTCCAGCAATGACAGCTTTACCTGATGTCAAGATGTTAAATGAAATGTCAAAGACAACAATTAAAGCCGCACAGAAACAAGTAGATCCCCCTTTACTTGTTCCTGATGACGGATTTATTTTACCTGTAAGAACAGTTCCTGGCGGACTAAACTTCTACAGATCAGGAACACGAGACAGAATAGAGCCTTTAAATATCGGTGCGAATAATCCACTGGGATTAAATATGGAAGAGCAAAGACGAAATGCAATTCGTAATGTATTCTATGTCAATCAGTTAATGATGCAACAAGGTCCACAAATGACAGCAACAGAAGTCATTCAAAGAAACGAAGAGAAGATGAGATTACTAGGACCAGTGTTAGGAAGATTACAATCAGAATTACTTAAACCATTAATTGATAGAGCGTTTAATATTTTACTTAGAAAAAATATGTTTAGACCTGCACCAGAATTTTTAGCAGGAAGAGATGTAGAGATTGAATATGTTTCTCCTCTTGCCAAAGCTCAAAAGTCTACAGAGTTACAAGCCATCATGCGTGGTATTGAAATCATGGGATCTATTGCAAATGTTGCACCTGTATTTGATTATGTAAACTTTGATAAACTGGTTAGACATTTAATGGATATTGTTGGTGTACCACAAAAAGTTTTAAAACCTCAATCTCAAGTCAATGCTGAAAGACAACAAAAAGAACAGCAGCAACAAGAGATGATGCAAATGCAACAACTTCAACAAGTTGCAGAAGCAGGAGGAAAGATAGCACCACTCGCTAAAGCATTGCCTGATGAAGCCAAAGCAATAGCAAATGCAGAAACTGAATAATGATAAAAGAAATAAAACAACTAAGAGAAATATATAAAATAGTTTTTGGATCTGACCAAGGCAAACGTGTCATGGAAGATCTTGAAAAAAGATGTCACTTTTGGTCTACCACCAATATCAAAGGCGATAGCCATGAAAGTGCATATATGGAAGGACAACGCAGCGTTCTTCTATTTATAAAATCAATGCTGCAAAAGGAAAATGAAAATGTCAAACGAGCAGATAACGGAGAGTAACACTCCGCCTGTAGAGACAACACCACAACCCGAAACATCTACAGAGACAAAAACAACAGATACATTAGTATCATCAACAACCGATAGTACAGTACAAACCGCAAAATCTTGGAAAGAAACGATTTCTGAAGAATATAGAAACGATCCAAACATTTCAAAGTTTACTGAAATAGATGCGTTAGCAAAATCATATATTAACGCAACACGAATGATTGGTTCAGATAAAGTGATTGTTCCAAACAATAACTCTACTGAAGAAGCGTGGAATGAAGTTTATGATAAACTAGGTAGACCAGAATCTGCTGAAAAATATAAACTTGATTTTAAATCTGAAGTCGCACCTGTAGATGAAAATGCAATGAAAGCATTTGCAGAGGTAGCTCACAAAACAGGTTTAAATGAAAAACAAGCACAAGCGATATTAGATTTTTATAAACAAAATTCTGAAAACACTGTGCAACAATTAAAGGTAGATACTGAAACTGCACAAGCTCAAGCTGAACAACAGCTTAGACAAGAGTGGGGTAAACAGTATGAAGCAAATATTAACAAAGCTGCATCAGTTGCAAAAGCCAATATGTCTGGTGATGTATTAGATATGCAACTCAAAGATGGAACAAGACTTGGAGATCATCCAGATGTCATTAAAGGTTTTGCTAAGATTGCTGGACTTTTATCTGAAGATAAAGTGGTTACAACTGAATCTGAAACAGTAGATCAAGGTAGAGATTTAGAATCTGAAATATCTAAGATTGTAAATGATAGATCAGGACCTTATTGGAATAAAGGTCATCCAGATCACGATAAACTTGTACAACAAGTCTACACCATGAGAGAGATGATTAATGGCGGAAAATAGTCATTTAAACGATACAGAACTTAGATTAGAAGTTTTGCGATTGGTTAAGGAATGTGGAACAGAATATCAAAAACAAAACCCCTTGCCAATCGCAGACGAATACTATAAATGGGTAACTAAGCGTGGGACAACTCGCAAGAACCCCACTGGCAAGAAGGGATAGACTTCTAGTCTAAAAGACTTTAAATCCAAGAGATGCCTATCAATTCCGATGGAGAACCTCTCTGTTTTGTTCAAACAAACGATAACAAATAAGGAGAGACAAATATGTCTACACAAGTAACAACAGCATTTGTACAGCAGTATTCTGCTAACATTCAAATGCTATCTCAACAAATGGGATCGTTATTAAGAGACAAAGTTCGTCTTGAAAGTGTCGTAGGTAAAAATGCGTTCTTTGACCAAGTAGGAGCAGTAACAGCTCAGAAAAGAACAAGCAGACATTCAGACACTCCACAAATTGACACTCCTCATGCAAGAAGAAGAGTATCTCTTGTGGATTATGAATTCGCTGACCTAATTGACGATCAAGACAAAGTAAGACTTTTAATTGATCCTACATCATCTTATGCTCAAGCTGCAGCTTTCGCTATGGGTAGAGCAATGGATGACGAAATAATCAGTGCTGCAACTGGAACAGCGTTCACTGGTGAAACTGGAAGTACATCAACTGCGTTACCTTCTGCACAGAAGATAACTGAGTCAGGTACAGATGGTTTAACAATTGCTAAATTAAGAACTGCAAAAGAAAAACTTGATTTACAAAGTGTTGATCCTTCAATTCCAAGACACATCATTGTATCGCCAAGACAGATCACTGACTTATTAGGTACAACTGAAGTGACTTCAAGTGACTTCAATACAGTAAAAGCATTAGCTAATGGTGAAGTAAATTCATTCTTAGGTTTTAACTTTATTGTATCAAACAGACTATCAATTGCATCTTCTAAAAGATCTTGTATCGCATTCGCTCAAGACGGAATCGCTTTGGGTGTCGGTAAAGATGTAACAGCAAGAATAGATGAGAGAGCTGACAAAGGTTATGCTACTCAAGTTTACTACTGTGCGTCTTTCGGTGCTACTAGAATGGAAGAAGAGAAGGTAGTTGAAATCCAAGCTCACGAAGCGTAATAGGAGGAAAAAGTTATGGGAACTAAAAATACAGACCTAGTTGCAAATTTTGAGGCATCCCCTCAAGTTGCAAACAATTCTGCTGAATTACATGGCGTTCTTAGAACAGCTCATGGAACAGTTGAATTAGCCGCTGGTGATAGTAATGATGACGATATTGTCATGTTAGCACCGATTCCTTCAAATGCTGCTGTGCCAAGTTTATTTATTGGTTCAGACACATTAGGCGGATCGTGTACTTTCAATGTTGGAATATATACTACAGATGGAACAGTTAAAGATGAAGATGTCTTTGCAACTGCAGTAGCTGATGCTGGTGCAATGACTGACGTTAGATTTGAAGCTGCTAACATCGACACTGCTGGTAAAAAAATGTATGAATTAGCTGGAGACACTACTGATCCAGGTGGTTACTACTACATCGCTGCTACAATGGCAGCTGAAGGTGGTACTGCTGGAACAATGTCTTGGAACATTTCATACGTAGTAAACTAATAGTAGTTTGAAGTGGGGGAGCAATCCCCCACTTTTCTTATGAAGAAAACAGAAAAACTAGAAACATTCATACATCTTAGAAAAGGCAATCACATTTACAGATACGTTCTTGTAGATCGTTTTGAACATACATCAAAACATCATCATGGTTTCAATCTAAAACCTTGCAGAACTACAGACGAAATCTGGCAACAACTTACACATCCTAGAAAATTAAGACGTAAATATATATTAAAAGATGACGAAAAATGATTTTGATCCAAGAAATCTTGGTTTATATAAAGAACCTAAACAGTTATTGCATTTTCAATGGCAAGACGATACTAGAGTTTATAGATATGCTTTGGTTGAAATTATTGAAGAAAAAGATATTAATAGTAGAACCAAGCAAAAGACAAATGAACAAGGTCTAACGCAACAGGAGATATGGCAACAATATGGCATCAGTAGTAGATATTTGTAATGGAGCTTTAAACCAACTGGGTGCATCAACAATCCTTTCATTGACAGAAGATTCTAAGAATGCAAGATTATGTAATGCACGATATACTCAAGTACGAGATTCAGTATTCAGATCTCACCCTTGGAATTGTTTACAAAAACGAGTTCAACTTGCAGCAGATACAGACACACCTGCATGGGGATTTACCAAACAATATACCCTCCCTGCAGATTGTTTACGATTGCTCACCATTCTTGATTACGACTCCGATTACAAAGTAGAAGGTAGAAAAATATTAACAGATAATTCTTCAGTAAAAATTTTATATATTGGTAGAATAGAAGATCCAAATGAATATGATGAGCTGTTAAGAGAAACATTATCAGCAGCTATCGCTGCAGACATTGCTTATGCGATTACATCATCTAATCCTTTGACTGCTAATATGTATAATTTATTTAGAGACAAGTTAAAAGAAGCAAGATTTGTAGACAGTACAGAAGGTCAGAATACTCAATGGGATAAAGGTATGGCAGATGTAATGGATGCAAGTACATTTATTAATTCAAGGTTCTAACACATGGCAAGGGTAGCCGCACAACTTACAAACTTTACAGGTGGAGAGTTTTCACCAAGACTAGAAGGTCGTAACGATTTATCTAAATATACTTCAGCTTGTAAAACTTTAGAAAACTTTGTGATCTATCCTCATGGTTCTGCAGCGAGAAGATCAGGTACTCAATTTGTTGCAGAAGTTAAAGATAGTGCTGCAAAGACAAGACTTATTCCTTTTGAATTTTCTACAACACAAACGTATATGATGGAGTTTGGAAATCAATACATTCGTTTCTATAAAGACAATGGTGCAATCTTAGAAGGTAATGTAACCATCTCTGGTGCAACTCAAGCCAATCCAGTTGTCATCACTGCAACAGGTCATAGTTATAGTAATGGTGATGAAATAGAAATCTCAGGTGTAGTTGGAATGACTGAGCTTAATGGTAAAAGATATTTAGTTGCAAACAAAACAACAAATACATTTGAAATTACAGATATAGATGGAACAAATATCAATGGTACAGGTTTTACTGCTTATACTTCTGGCGGTGTAGCAAATAGAGTATATGAAATATCTACTCCATATTTAACAGCAGAATTATTTGATCTTAAGTTTGCACAGTCTGCAGATGTTATGTATATTACGCACCCCAATCACGAAGTAGAAAAACTTTCAAGAACAGGTCATACATCATGGACTTTAGCTGATGTTGATTTTACAGATGGACCATATTTAGATAACAACATTACAGCGACAACTTTAAATCCTGGATCACACACAGTCGGTACAGGTGTTGCGGTAGTAGCCAGTGCAACGACAGGTATTAATGGTGGTAGTGGTTTTTTAGCAACTGATGTTGGAAGATTAATTCGTTTTAGAGATGGTTATATGAAAGTAACCGCAAGAGCTGATACAACAAATATTACAGTGGAGATTATAGAAGATTTAGGTTCATCAACTGCCTCTACAGATTTTGCATTAGGATCATTTTCAGATACCACAGGTCATCCAACTTGCGTAACCTTTTTTGAACAAAGACTTGTATTTGCTGGAACAACCGATCAACCTCAAACAGTTTTCTTTTCAAAGTCTGGTGATTATGAAAACATGAATGAAAACAGAGGTGGTACGATTGCGGATGATGATGCGATTATTTATACGATTGCATCTAACCAAGTGAATGCCATAAGATTTATGACCGCAACCAGAACACTGATTATTGGTACAGCGGGTGGTGAGTTTACGGTATCAGGTGGTGGAACAGATGTTGCCATTACACCAACAAACATCTTAATTAAAAAACAATCTAACCATGGTGCAGCAAATTTAGATGCAGTCTCCGCAGGTAATGCAACTTTGTTTGTACAACGTGCAAAAAGAAAAGTTAGAGAACTTGCATATAACTTTGATGTAGATGGTTATCTTGCACCTGACATGACGATCCTTGCAGAACACATTACTGAAGGTGGAGTAACCCAAATGGCATATCAACAAGAACCAAATTCTATTTTATGGATGGTGAGAAATGATGGTCAGTTAATAGGGTTTACTTATCAACGAGATCAACAAGTCACTGCATGGCATAGACATATTTTCGGTGGTGTGTTTGGTTCAGGTAATGCAGTATGCGAAAGTGTTTCTGTCATACCAACTGACGATAACGAATATCAAGTGTATGTGATTATTAAAAGAACGATTAACAGTGTAACAAGACGATATGTTGAATACTTAAATAATTTTGATTTTGATGAAACAGATGACACAACATTTAATTTTTTAGATTCACAACTCAACTATGATGGAAGTGCAACCACAACGATTTCAGGACTAGATCATTTAGAAGGTCAATCAGTATCTATCTTAGCCAATGGTGCAACACATCCTGATAAGACTGTAAGTTCTGGATCTATTACTTTAGATCGTTCATCTACAAAAGTTAAGGTAGGTTTAAGTTATACTTCGTTATTACAAACGATGAGATTAGATGCAGGTTCACAAGATGGAACTTCGCAAGGAAGAACAAAAAGAATATTTGATGTAACCATTAGAATGTATGAATCTATTGGTGTAGAGGTAGGACCAGATTTAAGTAATATGGAGCGTATTCCTTTCAGATCATCAGCAGATGATATGGATTCAGGATTAGGCGTATTTACTGGAGATAAGGAAGTAGAATTTAGGGGTAACTATGAAACGGATGGTTTTGTGTTTGTAAGACAAACTCAACCTTTACCTTTAACGATTTTATCGTTATATCCTAAACTACAGACCAATGACTAAACAGATACTATATATTGTGCCTTACACCAAATCGCATGGCACATATATACTATCACAACAAATGAACCACATTCTTATGGATAAGGATGCTAAGTTTGATGGAGAGACAATGGAACTGGAACAACAAGGTCTAGCATTTACAGGATTGGTGAATGATGAACCTATCTTTGCTGCAGGAATGAAACCGCTTTGGAAAGGTGTAGCAGAAGGTTGGGTGTTAGCGACCGCTAATGTTTGGAAACATCCTCTCCTTGTTGCACGTGCAATCAAAAAAGATTTTGCACGAGTTGCCAAAGAACATGGTTTATGGAGAGTACAAACTGCAGTAAGATCTAACTTTGCAGAAGGATTAAGATTTGCAAAGTGGTTAGGTTTGAAAGATGAAGGAGTAATGAAACAATATGGATTTGATAAAACAGATCACAACAGATATGCGAGGATATTTTAATGGCATTTATTGCACCAGCAATTACAGCTAGTCAAGTAGCCACAGCAGCAGGAGTAGTTTCAGCAGCAACGTCAGTTGCAGCTGCAAGACAAGCAAGTGCTGCGGGTAAATACAATCAACAGGTTCAAGAAAGAAATGCAACTATTGCAGAAAAAGAAGGTGAAAGAATAGAACAACAAGCTGAATTTGATATTGCGAGATTTGAAAATCAATTTAGACAATTACAAGGTCAAACTACAACAAGAATTTTATTTTCTGGTGCTGATCTTTCTGGAACAGGTTTAAGAATATTAAGACAAAATGCAGAACAAGCAGAAATAGAAAAAGATATTATTGATTACAATGCAAAAATTGGAAAACAGAAAAAATTTGAAGAAGCTCAATTTGCTCGTATTCAAGGTCAAGTTGCTAGAAATCAAGCTAAAGCACAAGAGATTGGTTACTATGCAAAAGCTGGAACAAGTTTACTTAGAACATTTGGATAAATATTATGCCTAAAATACCTACATATACAGCACAAGGTAGACCTACTACAGAATTAGGTGCTGCACAAACAAGACTACAAATTTCTCCAACAGGGGGAGTTGCTGGTTCTTTATTACCAGCTGCTAATGAACTTGCAAATTTTGCTCTTCAAAAAAGAAATATTGCAGAAAAAACTGAAAGTTTACAAATAATTAATAATATTAAAGGTGATATTGATAAATCGATATATCAAAATAAAGATAATATTAATGAAGATGAAGCAATAGATAAACTTAAAAAAACATATGAATCAAGTATAAATTCAAAATTATCAAATATAAAAAATAGAAGAGTAAAACAAACAGTTAGAAATTTGCTTGATGTTGAATATTCTGAATATGTAAACACAGTTAAAAAAAATTCTTATGATGCTTTAGAAAAACAAACAATAAAAGTAACTAATGATAGTTTAAATGTTATTATTGGCAAATACTCAACTGAAAAAGATCCTACAAAAAGAAAAAAATATGAACAACAAGGTATTGACTCTATTAAAGAACTTTCAAAGGATTTTAAATTTCCCACAAATAAAGAAGAAGAACATATAAAAAAATTTAAAAAAAATTTATTATCAGGTGATTTTACAAGAATTTTAAAAAATAGTGAAAATGTTTCTTTAATAAAATCATTAGATGATAAATTTGGTGGAGAAAAAAATACATCAAATGAAGAATTTACAGCTTTATCATTTAATGCAATTAATACAAGAGTTTCTGAATTAACAGTCGTTGGTTCAGATAATGCTGATTTTGATGAGGCAAGAGATTTAATTAAAAATTATGAAAAATTAGAAAGAAGTAATGGTTTTAAACCATCTAATTTTTTAAAAAATAAAATTTCATCTTTGAAAGAATCTATAAACAAACAAGAAGTTCAACATGAAAATTTAAAAAGAAAAATAGGAGACAATAGAAGATTCTTTGATTTTGCAAAAGATGCTAAAAATAGTTTATTAAAAACTATTACTGACACAAGATCTGGGATTCCTCCTACACTTGAAAATCGTTTAATTGCGAATGAAATAGAGGGTGAGTTTGACCAAATGCTAAATGATTATATAGATGCAAATCCAGAATCAACATTAGAAGATAAAAAACAATTTATAAGAAATTTAACAAGCACCTTAAATAATATTTATTTAGATAGAAAAATTAGTAAAATAAAATCAAGATCTTTTACAGAAGATACTTTTGATATTGTTGCTGAAAGAAATAGAGTTGTAAGAGATGCTACCCTTTTAGCAAAAGGACAACTAGATACTCTTTCTATAAGAAGGTACCAACAAATTGCTAAAGCGAATGGTTATTTCACAACAATTACTGAAGATAAAAAATCAAAAACAGTTGGAGATATTGGTGCTTTTTTTAATGACTATATACCTATTTTACAAAAGCAAGTAAAACAAACTCAGTTAAAAGAATAACATGACAACTCAATTTTCACCAGAGCTTCTTAACATTTTAAAAATTAATGAAGATGAAGTAAAAAAAATTACACCTGTTCAACCAGGTTTAAATAAAAAACCTGATGAAAAAGATTTTAATTTTTGGCAAACAGTAGGAGATATGGCTTTGTCTGTTCCTCAAGGAGTTATAAATGCAGTTGAAGCTCAAGGAGATTTTTTAGATGAAAATATTGTTCCTCTTGGAGGACTTGAATTTGGAGATGGAGATGGAAAAACTACATTTAAAGATTTTATCCCAAGAGTAATAACTCCTACGAAATGGAAAGAAGGTAAATATTCAGAAAAAAGAAATCTACCATTATTTCATCAACCTGAAACGACAGCTGGAAAAGTTACAGAAGGTATTACAAGATTTGTAACTGGTTTCGCAGGACCTGCTAAATTTTTAAAAGGTTATAATCGTTTGGGAAGATCAAGAGCTTATATTGCTGGAGGTATTGCTGATTTAACTGTGTTTGATCCAAATGAAGGTCGTTTATCTGATATGCTTATAGAAGTTGATTCTCCTGTTTTTAATAATGCAGTGACTCAATATTTAGCAACCAATGAACATGATACAGAAATGGAAGGAAGATTAAAAAATGTTTTAGAGGGTATATTTCTTGGAGGACTTGTAGATATAGCCGCAACTGCATTAAGAACAACCCCTAAAACAGCAGAAAAAATATATCATGGCATAAAAGGTTATAAAAAAATGAAAGCTACCAATGACCTTGCTCAAAGAGCTAAAATTCAAAAAGAAACCTCAGATGTTATTAATGATGTAGAAAAAGGAAAAAAAACTAAAAGAAGAAAAAAAGCGGCATTTGAAGGACACGCATCTATTAATTTAAAAGAAGCTGTTAAAAGAATAAAGTCAAGCAAAGAAAATGCTAAACAGGCATCTGAACTTTGGATTAGTAGAGTAATAAATACAGGTGCATTTAAAAATGGAGATGAGGTTCTACATACTATTGATAATGTAGCAGACAATGCTTTTGATGATGTGACAAAAGAATATTTAGAAAACGATGTTTTAAAAAATGAATTAGCAGAAGATTTAGCAAAACTTTTATCAAGAGATAAAGACGAAGTTTTAAAAACTGTATTTAAAGAAAAAGATTCAAAAGAGGGTGTTGTTAAAATATTAGCAACAAAACAAGTTTTGCAAGATTTAGCAATGGATTATGTAAAAGTAGCCAATAAATATGTAGATGAATTTGGAGATGATGTTTCAAAATGGTCAAAATCTGCAAAAGAAGAAGTGGCTCTTAGAGGTCAAGTGATTGCAGAAACATTTTATAAAACAAAAGAAATTATTAGAGGAGCAGCACGAGTTACTCAAGCTGGAAGAATAAAAGTCACCAGGTCAGGAGGTAAAATTTTAGAAATAGATAAATTAGTTAATATTTTTAAAAATTATAATGCGAATCCTGCGGTTTTAGCAAAAAAAGTTAAAAACATGGAACCAGAAGATGTTATAAATGAAGTTACCAAATCAAAATTTGCAAAATATGTAGAAGCATTTAATTCGTTTTTTATTAATGGTTTGCTTGGTGGAACATATACTCACATGATTAACATTCTTGCAAACTCTTATGAGCTTTTTTTAAAACCTTTAGATGTTATAGCAGGTGCTACAGTTAGAAGAGATGTTAGAACTATTAGATTAGGTTTTGCACAGTATCAAGGAATGTTATTTCAAATTGGAGATACTTTTAGAGCCATTAGAACAGCTCTTGTTCAAGGTGATGCAGTTTTAGATCCTCTTCAAAGAACACAGGATAATTTACAAATTATAAATGGAAAGGCGGTAAGACCTATTAGTGGGAGTGCTTTAGAAATATCTGGAATGGCGGGTAATGCAGTGGACTTACTAGGCAAAGTTGTTGAACTTCCTGTAAGATTATTAATGACAGGTGATGAAATATTTAAACAATTTAATTATAGAGGTAGATTGTATTCTGAAGCTGTTAGAAATACTTTAGAGCTTGGTTTTGAAGTTGGATCAAAAGAAGGAAAAGCAAACATAGAAAAAATATTTAAAAATGGTTTTGATAAAAATGGTAGAGCAAATGTTGTTGATAATGATATTGCAGCAAGAGCATTACAAAATGCAAGGGAAGCAACTTTTACTAATGGTCTTAATGATGGAAGATATTTTAATCTTGGATATGGTTGGCAAAAATTTGTTCAAGGACAACCTTATTTAAGATTTTTAACTCCTTTTGTTAGAACACCAACAAATTTATGGAGACAATTTGAAAATCGTATTCCTGTTTATGGAGCATTTACAAAACCTATGAGAGATGCTTGGAACTCTGGAGATCCTAGAGCAAGAGCAGATGTTATAGGTAGACAGATTTTTGGTGTTTCTGCAATGGTTTATGCTTATCATCTAACAAAGTCAGATATTGAAGATAGAAATGGAAATATTTACAGAAGAATAACTGGTGCTGGACCAAAAGACTATCAAATAAGAAAACAATGGGAGGCAAATGGTTGGCAACCTTATTCTATTGCAGAAAAACAAAAAGATGGATCAGTTATTTACAAACAATATAATAGAATGGATCCTCGTTTTTATGTTTTTGGAATTATGGCAGATATTGCTGAGAACGAAGATAACATAAATGATGTTGATAAAGAACATATTGCCTTTGTTGCCGTAACATCTGCTGCCAAAGGATTATTAAACAAGGCTTACATGAGAGGTTTAGCTGATGCGTATGAAGTTCTTTCAAGTGAAGAAGCTGGTAAAATTGAAAGATATTTAGGTAGAATTATAGGAAACGCTATACCTTATCAAGCATTCATCAATCAAGGTATACCAGGTATTACAGAAGCGGATCAAGAATCTTATGAAGCAAGAGGATTTGTAGATGAAATTATAAAAAAAGCTCCTTTTATATCTAAAGATGAAAACTTAGAACCAAGAAGAGATATATTAACTGGAGAGCCAGTTGTTAGAAATCCAACATCTATTTATTATAATCCAGAGGGTGGTGTTTCATATATAGGATTAACTACAGGACCTTTAATGGTTGGAAGAAAATCTAAAATTAAAGAAGATAAAGTTCGTGTTGAAATTATGAGATTAAAAAGAAGATTATCTCAACCTAATCGTAAAATTGAAAATATTGATTTAACCCAAATTACTAAAAATGGTCAATCAGCTTACAATTATTGGATAGAAAGAATTGGAAAAACTCAAATTAATGGTCAAAATTTATATAATACTTTGCTAGATGCTATAGAATCTTTTGAGTATCAATCTGCTCAAGAAGGTGATGAGAATAATAATGGAGGAAAAGAAATTATTATTGACAGTGTTTTTAATGCTTTTAAAAGACAAGCAAGATCAGATATGATAGAAGAATATGGCTTATCAGAAGAAATTGAAAAAGCAAGAGAACAAAAATATGGTTTAAGAGAACCATCTTATGATATACAGGAGAAACAAGGTAAAGAAATATTGCCTAGAAAGTAAAATAAATATATAGGAGAACCATGACCATATCATCTACTACAGTTAAGAATTCATATTCAGGCGATGGATCTACAGATACATTTAACTATACATTTAAGATTTTTGCTAACAGCGATTTACAAGTTATCATTAGGGATGCGAGTGCAACCGAGACTGTAAAAACAATCACGACCCACTACACTGTTACTGGTGCTGGAAATGCTAATGGAGGTACTGTTGTATTTACCTCTGGTAATATTCCTGCATCTACGGAAACTGTGGTGTTGAGAAGAGCTGTTCCGCAAACACAAGCGATTGATTATATCGCTAATGATCCATTCCCTGCGGAATCACACGAAGAGGGTTTGGATCGTGCAATGATGACCTTACAACAAGTTCAAGAAGAGGTTGATCGTTCTATCAAGTTATCAAGAACAAATACAATGACTTCTACAGAGTTTGCTATTGGTGCAACTGATAGAGCAAATAAAATTTTAGCTTTTGATTCTTCTGGTGAAATTTCAGTCACACAAGAACTTGGAACTTTCAAAGGTAACTGGTCTGCATCAACATCGTATAATGTAAGAGATATTGTTAAAGACACTTCAACGAATAATATTTTTATTGCAAACACTGCTCACACTTCTTCAGGTTCACAACCTTTAACCACTAACACAGATTCAGCAAAATGGGATTTATTGGTAGACGCTGCAAGTGCTACAACTTCTGCAACCAATGCAGCAGCTTCGGCAACTGCGGCAGCATCATCTGCTACGGCAGCAGCGAGTTCAGCATCCACTGCTACGACTCAAGCAAGTAACGCATCTACCTCTGCTTCTACAGCATCTACTCAAGCAACTAACGCAGCAAACTCCGCTACAGCAGCAGCAACCAGTGCAGCAGAAGCGGCAGCGAGTGCAGATGCTTTTGATGATACTTATCTTGGAGCAAAAAGTTCTGATCCATCAGTAGATAATGATGGAGATGCACTAACCGCAGGTGATTTATATTTTAATACATCTACAAATAGACTTCGTGTTTACACAGGAAGTGCATGGGTAGAAATTGATGCAGGTATGACGAGCTTTACCCTAGCAGGTTCAAGTGGTTCTAATCAAACTATTTCAGATGGAAACACATTAACGATTGCTGCAGGAGATGGTATTACGACCACTGGTGGTTCAACAGATACAGTAACAATAGCTGTGACGGATGATCCAACAGCTCTTGCAATAGCATTAGGATAAAGATAGAAGGAGACAAGGAGATAAAATGGCAAATACATTTAAAGCAATCAACTTCGCAGCAGAACCTGCTTCAGCAGGAACACCTTATGTCATGTACACAGCAGCGGGAAGTACAACAACTGTTGTTTTAGGTTTGATACTTGCTAATATTCATACAGCTTCTGTAACAGTAGAAGTAGAATTAGTTAGTACAACAGCAAACAGAGGTGGAGCAAACAATGTTGCAAATGGAACATCTATGCTAGTTAAAGATGTACAAATTCCAGTAGGAAGTTCATTAGAGATTTTATCTGGTTCTAAAGTAATTTTAGAAGCTGGAGACAAAATTCAAATTGATTGTTCAGTTGCTGATAAAGTATCAGGCACACTGTCAGTCATGGAAATAACATAGGAAATTAAATGGCTTATATAGGTTCAAGACCTGCAGATAAAGCATTGCAGACCTCTGATATTGAGGATAGTGCAGTTACGTCTGCTAAAATTGCTGATGGAACTATTGCTAGTGGTGATTTAGCTTCAGGCGTAGGTGGTAAAGTTTTACAAGTAGTTTCTACAACTAAAACAGATACCTTTACTGTATCTACTGCTAATTCTTCAGATCCTGCTGATATAACTGGTTTATCTGTTGCAATTACACCTGCATCATCAAGTAATAAAAT